CGAAATTTTCCAGAGCATTACAGCTCCCGGCAATCAAATCATGTCAGACACATTCCAGCCACAACCATTCATTTTAGGCCGAAGTCTCACAAACAGAGTAATTGGGCTTTTGGGGCCGTTTATAGATGTTGAAACGATGTGCCAATGAGTATTGAATCCGCAATTCGCACACCATTAAAAACAGCTCTTTCAACTATTGCTGCCAATGTCTATAACGGCATTCCCGAGACAATGACATCTCCAAGCATTTGTTTAATCCCGGATGCGCCATATTTGGAAAGCGTTTTGATAAATGGCTCAACCACGAAAGTAAAAGTTAATTTGACTGTCACCGGTGTTGTTGGATATTCCAACAATGCTGCAGCTTTGGACAATCTCGAACAATTGATGATCAGCATCATAAGCACAATGCCGAACGGCTATGTTGTCGGCAATGTGAATCAACCACAACCATTGGAAGTCGGTGCGGGCAAATACCTCACAGCCGATTTACAAGTCAGCACCTATTACACCAACTAAGGAGAAATCATGCCAACAACAATCATCACGGGCAGAGACATTAGCTTCACCATTGCTGGTGCTAATTATGATGCTCAAGCTACATCAGCAACTTTAACTGTTGATTCAACAATCAACACTTATCAGACACTCGATGGCAAAGCCTACTTTACAACCGACACTCAAGGCTCATTTGCCGTTGAAATGCTTGCAGATTGGGGAGCATCAGGATCACTTTGTGAAGCTCTTTGGACAGCTGCAACAAACGCACCAAATACAGGCCTCTCAGTCATATTTGGAGCAGATTCTGGGGCATCATTTGCTTTTGATGTGCAACCAATTCTGCCATCTGCTGGAGGCACGGCACCAGATGCACAAACTGTTTCGCTTGCATTCACATGCGTAACAACACCTGTTTTAACAATCACTTAATAGAAAAGGACACGGGAGCATGAAACTACCAATCACAATCGAATTCACCACCGGGGAGAGCGCAACCTATACCGCGCTCCCACCGGAGTGGATGAAGTGGGAACAGAAAACCGGAAACACGATTCAGCAAGTATCTGAGAAATTGGGCATTGCAGATTTGATGTTTTTGGCGTATCACGCAAGCAAGCGCGAGGCAGCCGGAAAGCCTGTCAAGCCGTTTGAGGCGTGGTGCGAAACTGTGACTGACATCAGCATGGGAGAAACCGAAAACCCAAAAGTTACGAATCCGGATCAATAAACCGGATTCTTTGGGAACTAGCAATCACCACCGGATTGTCACGATCAGAGTTTCAAACAGCCGAAGATGTTTTGACAGTTTTTGAGATTCTAAGGACAAGAGATGGCAACTGATCCGATTAGCTATGATAAGAGTGATTTGCGCGGAATCACCAGAGCTTTTAAAGCTATGGATGAAGGTGCTGTCACACAAGCCAAAGCCGTTTCAAATGGGTTGGCTACTTATGTGCAATCCAAAATCATTTCATCAGCTGGCAATCGGCCAAATAAAGCGGCATCACGCATTGCCCAAGGCTCACGGGTCAGCAAATCATCAAAGATTGGTGAATTGTCATTTGGCTTTGTTTCTCAAAAATTTAGCGGTGGAGCTACAACTCAACAGCTTTGGGGCGGTTACGAATTCGGCTCCAATAAATACAAACAATTTCCGCTGTGGTCAGGCCGTGAAGGCCGTGGATCAAGAGGATATTTTATTTATCCAACATTGCGAGCCGAACAACCACACATCATCGCTCAATGGGAGAATGCATTTACTAAGATTTTGAAGGAGTGGTGATGGCCGGACAAAGTAGAACGCTCAAGCTCTCCATTTTGGCTGATGTAGATCAGCTCAAGAAAAGTCTCAATACCGGCTCAAACGAGGTTCAAAGCTTTGGCGATAAAATTGGCAATTTTGGCAAAAAGGCTGGATTAGCTTTTGCAGCTGCTGGTGTAGCTGCTGCAGCTTATGCCGGAAAACTGCTGATTGATGGAGTCAAATCTGCCATTGCTGATGAAGCTGCACAAGCTGCATTGGCAACAACTCTCAAAAATGTAACCGGCGCAACCAATGCCCAAATTAAAGCCGTTGAGGATCAAATAACAAAAACATCATTACTAACCGGCAAAACTGATGATGAATTGAGGCCAAGTTTTGATCGGCTTTTGCGTGCAACAAAAGATGTCAGCGCAGCTCAAAAATTGCAATCATTGGCATTGGATGTTTCAGCGAGTGGCACAATTTCATTGCAGGCTGCAACAAATGCATTAGCAAAGGCTCAAGAAGGTAATTTCACAGCCTTGGGCAAATTAGGTGCTGGCATTGATGCAAGCATTATTAAATCCAAAGATTTTGATGCTGCCACAGCTGCATTAGCAAAAACTTTTGAAGGTCAAGCAGCAACTCAAGCGGAAACATTTGCAGGTAAAATGCTCAGATTAAATGTGGCATTTGATGAAGCTAAAGAAACTGTTGGATCATATGTCCTTGATGCCATTACGCCATTAATCAGCAGCTTTGTGAATAAAGGCATTCCAGCAATTACAGATTTTGCCAACAAATTGGGCCAGACTTTGGGGCCTGCATTTGCTGCCATTTTTAAAGTAATCCGCGATGATCTATTGCCGATTTTAACCTCATGGTGGAGATTCTTATATGAGGAAATTATCCCGGCCATTGGCTCGGTTGTAGGCCCAATCCTTGCTGGATTGAAATCTGCATTTGATAAAATTAAAACAGCACTTTCAGAGAATTCTGCAGAATTAGAGCCATTCTATAATGCGCTCGCTAAAGTGTGGGATTTCATCAAGAAGTACCTGGCACCACTTTTGGGCGGTACTTTCAAACTAGCTCTTGAAACCATTGGCACACTCGTTGGTGGATTAGTTACAGGCTTTTCAAAGCTTGTTGGTTTCATCTCCAGCACAGTCACCAAGATTAAAGAATTTGTGAATTTTGTTAAAGATAACCCGGTCACTCGGTTTTTCTTTGGCGATTCCAATGACAAATCTTTAAAGGTTGGCACAGGATTTGATTCGGGATCAACGGCTGACACAGGAGCCGGTGGAGGATTTGATAGCGGTGGAGGCACATTTATGCCATCAGCCGATTCACCGACATTTACAGGCGCACCGCTTGATGCCTATTCACCAGCCATGCAAGCTGCCATTTTGAGGCGTGAAGAATTAAAAGCTGAAACAGCTCGATTAAGAGATGCACGGGCTGCAGCTGCTGCTGCTCGAACAGCTGCAACTGGTGGGTTATCTACAGCTGAAAGAATTGTAATCAATGTCAATGCTGCATCAATAATTGATGAAGAAGGTTTCACCCGTGCTGCAACAGAGGCTTTCAACAATTCTTATTATCGTGGCACTAATGGTGCAACAAATCTGATTGGCATTTGATGAGCATTTTCAATCCTGTTTGGCGTGTCAAAATTGGCGGCATTGAATACACAAATTATGCATTGGCCAATCTTTCAATTACTACCGGGCGCACAAACATTTATGAGCAGGCAAATGCTGGATATGTGAGCCTTGAGCTAATTAATTTGGATCAATCCAACATTGACATTGAAATCAATGATTCCGTGACTGTCGAATTGCAAAATTCCACAGCTACATTTGTGCCAATCTTTGGTGGCACAGTCGTTGATTTTGGCATCGGTATAGCTGCATCGGGTGTTGTGGGTATCAATCAATCGGTGTCCATTACAGCTCTTGGAGCTTTGGCTAGATTGCCAAAAGCTTTGACCAATGGCGTACTTACACATGATTTTGATGGGGATCAGATTCTGACAATTCTCACAGACCTGCTCATTAACTCATGGAATGAAGTGCCAGCAGCTTTAACATGGGCAGCCTATGATCCAACGACCCAATGGCAGGATGCAGAAAACACCGGATTGGGAGAAATTGACACACCCGGCAGCTATGAATTGGCGCAGAGGTCATCATCCACAATTGATGTTTATTCATTGGTTTCAGCTCTGGCAACATCGGGATTGGGCTACATTTACGAAAACGCTCAAGGCCAAATTTCATATGCCTCGGCAGATCATCGCTCAATTTATTTGGCCAGCAATGGTTACACGGATGTATCGGCAGCCCAAGCAATAGCCAATTCACTCTTTGTGCAGACTCGAGCTGGTGACATCCGGAATGAAATTAATTTGAAATACGGGCAGAATTCACAAAATAGTGTGACCGATAGCGATGCAACCAGCATTGGCCTTTATGGTCGGTTAGCTCAAATTATCAGCACAACCTTGAGGCACAATCACGATGCCGAGGATCAGGCAGCGTTTTACCTAACTCTCAGAGCTTATCCTCAAGCAAATTTCAACCAAATCACATTTGAACTGACAAACTCAGAAATTGATGATGCTGACCGGGATGCCTTGATTTCCATTTTCATGGGCTTACCTCTACGCATTACGGATTTGCCACTTAATATGGCTGCAGGCACTTATCTTGGATTTGTTGAAGGCTGGTCATGGCGTGCCTCATACAATTCGGTATCAGTTACCGCTTTACTTTCACCATTGGCATTTTCATTGCAAGCCATGCAATGGCAAGATGTCGCAATTGCAGAACAATGGAACACAATTAGCGGAAGCCTAAATTGGGCCGATGCCTTAGTCGTAGCGTAAGGAGAAAAAA